CGTTGATCTCTAGTAAGTCCCTCCTGAAGATTGCGTCCGTGGGTTGAGCCCCCACTTGTTCTGCACTCTTTGGAGGAAGAAATGCCAGACTTCAAGGCACCCGACCTGTCCGTAGGCGACATGGTCCTTTGGTACTCGAACCCCTTCTCGCCCCAAGACCCTGCAATGGGCTGGGTTACTCGGAAGCCGGGTTCCACGACCATCACGATTCTTGTGTACGCGGACGAGGCTGGCTTTGTTGAGAAGCCCTCAGTTCGCCACATCCATGACCCGTTCTGGAAAGAGAACGAGTCAGCAGCCGCATGGGGTAAGTGGGGTGCCTATTCCGCCCACCCCAGTACGGAACTTTTGAAGGAACTGAAGACCCTCGTCACCAAGGCCAAGATCGAATCCGCCAAGAAGAAGGAGTCCTGACCATGCGTAAGTTTGCCCTTACTCTCGCCATGTTCGTGACTCCCTGCCTTGCGTATGGCCAGAACTGTGCCAATGGCCAGTGCCGACCCGTACAGAAGGCGGCCACCGCTACGGCTCAGGGGGTTGCCAGCCTGCTGGCCTCCTCGGGCCGACTCTTCCACCCGGGCGGAAATCCCCACTCCTATGAAGGTGTAGGCATGGGTAGCACCCCAGAGCAGGCCCTGAATAACTGCTGCTATTCCCGGTCAGGGATGAGGGTGGCGGATCAGGGCGTGGCTCAGGATTCCCGTGGCCGCTGGTTTGCCTGCAAGCGATATGCCCGTTAGTCACCCGACACGGACATAAAACCTGCATGGACGAACTAGCAGAACTCCCGTCAGAGGGCTCCGAGGGCGGCCTGCCCCCGCTACCCGAGGACACCATCGACCAAAAGAAGATGGAGGATGCCCTCCGTTCGGTTGCTACCTCTTGGCTATCCAAGATCAAGCAGGCCGAGAAACACGCCCGCCCGTTCAGGGAGGACGCCAAGGAGTGCATGAACTTCTTCGATGGGCACGGGGATTGGTTCTGGAAGAAGGCTGGGGCTGACGGCAGGGACTACGCCAAGATCGGGCCCCCGTCCTTCAGGATGACCGTCAACAAGGCTTTCGAGGCCGTGAAGTTGTTCGGGTCAGTCATCTATGCCCGCAATCCAGTGCGGACGGTGACTCCCCGGAAGTTCCCTGTCATTACCCCCGTGGCTCTCGGGATTGATCCATCGGCCCCGCCGCAGATCGACCCAATGACCGGGCAGCCGATGCAGGACCCCCGCATCCAAGCCTTCATCCAACTCTCCCAGCAGGTCGGCAACATCGAGGAGATGAGGGCGGCGGTCTCTGGGCTGATGGAAGCCTACTTAAACTACACGCCCGTCGAACTAAACCTGAAGGAGCATTCCCGCAGGGTAGTAGACGAGAGCATCATCAAGGGCATGGGGGTGTGGTGGACGGAGTTGATGGAACTCCCCTCGGCAGAACCCGGCCAGACGTTCGGCATTGTCGGCTCATTCGCTGACTCGGTGGACAACCTTGTCCTCGACCCGGACGCCGACGAACAGGAAGACATCCTGTGGTGTGCCCGCCGCTGTATTCACCCGATTGACGAAGTCGCTCGCCAGTACGGTCTGAACAAGGAAGACCTTAAGGGCCACCTAGAGAGTTACGTCGCCCGCTCCCAAGAAGAAGACCGGGACTACAAGTCCAAGAAGCGGAACGGCAAGACCAACGACCTGATCGTCTACTGGAAGATTTGGAGCAAGACGGGGTTCGGCCACAACCTCAAGGGTGCCCCCCAAGAGTTCCAAGGGATGTTCGATTCCCTCGGCCAGAACTGCTATGTCGTGGTCGCAGAGGGAGTTGATTACCCCCTGAACTGCTCTAAGGAGATTGCCCTTGAGCCGCCAGACGAATCAGGCCTGCCGCCCACCCTGTTCACCCAGACCCGGTGGCCGATCCCGTTCTACTCGGACGTTGCCTGCTGGCCTTGGACTCCCCTTCAGTTCCACCGCAAGCCGGGGTACGTCTGGCCCATTAGCCACCTGAAGCCCGGTCTGAGCGAACTCAAGTTCCTGAACTGGGCCCTGTCCTTCCTTGCCACCCGCATCATGGTGTCCTCCAAGACCATGATCGGAGTCGCCAAGGCTTCAGGGGATGACATCAAGGACCAAGTTCTCAAGCACGAAGAGAACGGGTTCTCCCTCATTGAGTTGTCCGAGACCCTCGGCCGCAGCGTCAATGATGTGATCTCTGTCTTCCAACTCCCTCAGGTCACGCCTGACTTATGGCAGATCATGCAGGCCGTGATGGATATGTTCGACAAGCGGGTCGGACTCACGGAGTTGGTCTATGGGATGACTCGCAATCAGTTCAGGTCGGCGGCTGAAGCACAGGTCAAATCGGAGCAAATCTCGGTAAGACCTGATGACATGGCCAACGCCTTGGAAGATGCCATGGGGATGTTGGCTAGGAAGGAAGCCTTGGCCGCACGGTGGCTCCTTCAGAAGGAAGACGTTGCCCCCATCCTTGGACCCCTTGGTGCCGAGGTCTGGCAGTCCATGGTTCAGGCCATTGACATCAACTCGCTCGCCCGAGAGTACGACTACCGGATCGAGGCCGGTTCCGCCCGCAAGCCCAACAAGGCTTCTGAGGTCGAGCGTATGCAGATGGCCGTCCAGACACTGGGCCCCATCCTCCAGCAAGTCGCGTCCACGGGTCAGGTCCAGCCACTCAATGCCCTGCTTCAGGCGTGGTGCAAGTCGCTCGACATCGAGTATGGCCCCTTCATGATCCAGCCGCCCCCGCCCCCGCCACCAATGCCGGGACCAGAACAAGTGAGCGGTGGGCCGCCGCCAGAGGGCAGCCCGCCGCCAGAAGAACAAGCACCTCCTAGTGGGCCACCTCCGCAAATCCCGCCGGAGTTATCGCCTGCGTGATTGTGCTTAACGCCATGCTCGAAAGGCAGAGGGCCACCAAGAGGTATGCAAACCTCCGGCTCCGCTATCGCATGACCGAAGAGCAGTACCGCCGGATGACGGAGGAGCAGTGTGGCAAATGCAAAATATGCAACAAGTCGAATGCCGCCTGCGTAGACCACTGCCACCAAACGGGGGCCATAAGGGGCCTTCTGTGCCAGTGCTGTAACAAAGGCCTAGGGAACTTCAAAGACAACCCAGAACTTCTTCACAGGGCTATCGACTACCTGTGCAGCCCGCCCCCTGCCGCCCATTCCCGACGCCGCTCTCCTCCGGCGGCTATCGGGGCTCCGAATGGCGACGGTGGGGTGGCGGGCCTCAGAACTAAAAGGAGGACCAGATGATTACCGAAGCCATGCCTTTCGACATTGCGAACGCCGCCCCCCATGTCCAACACCACTACCTGAAGATGGTGGCTGACGGGCAGAACCCTAGATTCGCGGAGATGTGTGCCCTTCAGCAGCCGCCCGGAACTTCAGGCACTGACCGGGCATTCCAGCAGGGCAGGCTGGATGGCAACTGGATAGACGATATGCCAATCCATATGGCCAAACGGGTAGTCCGTGAGGCTAAGGCGGCAGGGATAGACATCACCGGCAAGCAGTACATGAGCGGACTGTCGGACAAGCGGGGCCACTGTGACCCAGAAGCATGGGTGTCAGATTTGTCGGATGTTCGCCGGGTAGCCAAAAAGCGGAACCTTCAGGTCAGGGGGATCATCAACGTAGATGCCCACGACACCCCGCCCGTTACGGTTGACCTGAATCCCAAGATTGCCAAGGAGTTGGCCAAGAAGGAAATCGCCAAAAACCCTTCACTGTCCATGAAGGACGCCATTTCCAAGGTGAAGGAAAAGCATGTGCCTCAGTGGAAGCGACCCAAGACATAAAGAGGGCAAAGGGCCCTTATGTCGCTTGTTCCACCTAGTCACCGAGAAGGCCTAAAAAACAAGGCCGACTCATACGAGCAGTTGGGCCAGAGGGTCATTGTCCGTAGGGACACCCCTGATGGATGGCTCAAGAACGACCCCGTCCTAGAGGCGGGCGAGTTTGGCTATGAGATTGGCTATCCCACCGGCAAGGTAAAGATCGGCACCGGCAGCACTCGCTGGTCGGAACTGCCCTACCTCATGGCCCGTGGCCCCGCTGGCACTCCGGGCCCTGCTGGCCCTGCTGGTGCCCCCGGTAAAGGCATTCAGATCAAGGGTGTTGCCGATGTCTGGCCGCCCCCGGGAACCCCGGAGATCGGTGACCTCTGGGTTCTTGATGACCCCATTCCGGCCACTGCTCCCGCTGGCTCATCCCCCGGCGATGGCTTTTCGTGGACCGGCACTAAGTGGGTAGCCACTGGACCTATCCAAGGACCAGAAGGCCCAGCCGGTGCTGACGGCACTGCGGTGTCTGTGTTCAGCGGAACCACGACCCCTACGGCAAAGAACGTCGGGGATATGTGGCTCAAGCCTACCCCTGATGGAACCGTCTTAAGCATTTGGGATGGCATTCAGTGGGTGGTGGCTGCCTCTGGCGGAACCGCTGGCGATGTCACGGTAGACACCAGTGCCACTGGCCCGGTCACTGGCGTCACTGCCTCGTCCAACCTCCCGCTCCAGCAGTGGTCGGAGGAGATGTCGCTTAAGGCGGCATTCAAAGACACGCCTGTCACGTTCACTCGCGTTCGCCTGCAAGACCTCTCCGGCGGTGGCGGTGCATCCGACCCCATTGGCGGCGACGGCTGGGTGCTGGCCGACTACGGGTACTTTGGCAACCTCCAGTACGGCAATCAGCCCGGTCGTGCTGCTGGCGAAGGCTACGTTCTCCCGACGCCCACAGAAGAAGGCTATCTCCGGGCAGACCAAGACCCTGCGACGGGCTGGTACTTCGCTGAACCCGTATTGGTGTCTGACACCGAGCCGCCCGCTCCCGCCGGTGGTGGTGCGATCTGGATTGACCCCACTGGGACTGCCCCGCCAGACCCGAACCTACCGTTCAGCAACACCAACCCTCCGGCTTACTTAAGCACCGCGATTACCCAGCAGCCGAACGGACTTCCCATTGGTCTGTCCGCAGACGGCTTGGAGATTCACCAGCCCTTGATGGTTGGTGGTGTGCCCGTACTCGTCAACGGCAAGAAGTACCTCCTGCCGTTAATCCCCGCACCTCCATCCGCCACTGCTTCGCCCCTGTTTGTCTTTGAAGACTCCATAACAACGCAGCAGTTGGACGGGACTTTCATTGGCGAAGACCCAACTGGAATGTTCATCACCCAACCCTACATGGTCGGGGGAGTCCCCGTTGTGGTGAACGGAACCAAATATCTGCTGCCACTTATTGAGGTATGACCCATGCCCGCTCCCGTTAGGCCGACACCCGTAAACACCTTCACCTCGTCAATCTCCGCACCAAAGGGGATTGTGGGCGTGTACACGGACCTCGAAGTCGATGCCTTGATCTCAAGCATCAC